ACTTTTAGCAGGTCCTGTACATTGTATGTCTACACCTCTATTTCCCGCAAATCCTGTCTTACCTGCTGAACCTACCATGCTCAAAGTTCGCGTTCCTGAATCTGTATCTCTTTGCCTGAATTGTATTACTTCAGAACTACCTACTACGCTAATTGTTCCTCCTACATTTTTGACTAAGAAAATCCAAACATCAAAAGCCGAAGAACCATAAGACCCACTTCCACCACTTAGGACATGGGTTTGAACGGTCAACGCCCTAACGATAAATCGAGCCATCGTGTCTAAAGGGATTTGTAAGGCTGACGCTTCCCCCGCTATTCCATTTGGAGTAGCAGTCTTTACCGTGGTGTGATTTGTTTGAGCATAGTAAACAAAGGTTTTATTTACCGAGTTCGCTATACTTGCTACATTTTGCCCACGTGTAGAATGCTCCCCTAAGACGGGGTTAATATTTCCGACTCCCCCACGTTTGCGGGTATGAAAACCGCCCACTCCTTTCAAGTCACTTACACCTCCTATTGTGTCATCATTTGGAATGCCGTGTGGATTCCAGCCGCCAAGTCCAGTAGTAGGATCACCACCGCCGCCTCCACCTCCACCGTAGTTCCAAAAGCATTCCGTTCCATCCCAAAAGTAATTGTAGTCGTTACAACATACTTCGCTTTGTACTACTGCCCCCGTTTGGTCATTTTGAAACTGTACTATCCCACTTGATAATAACGCGACAGGAGAAGCTACACAATCAGAAAAATTATCTACTATCTGCAAAGCTCCAATAGAAAACACTTTCTTTAGTAGTTGAACCTTAGTTGGCACATTTGTATTAGGTTGGTAGTTTTGAATTTTTAGAACCCTATATGCGGTGTCTTCTATTACTACTTCGTCGTTAAATTGGAAGTTGTGAATATCGGATGCGGTAAGGTATAAGGAACAATCAAGCACCCGTGCATCGGTATCATAGTATGAAGCAAGGAACTGCTGCCAGTACCGTTTAAAATACCCCTCAGAACTTGGAGTAGTTCCATATATTACCCCACCCCATGAATTGGGAGTTTGAAACTGCCACGATAACATCGGGGAATCTTCTGCCATTTGCGCCCCTGCATTATAGTAAGGTAAACAAAGGGGGTAACTATATGTAATCGTTGCACCGATGTAAATTCTATCGTCAGGGGATAATGCTTCTAATCCGTTATGATAGAAAAGTTTTGGTTTACAACTTGCCAAAGGTCCTTCCGTTCCGTAAGAATAGCTTTGATGGATAACTAAATTGGGTGCATCAGAAGTTGCGCCGAAATTATCCTGTCTTGGTACTGGGTTAACATGGAAGGGTGAAAAGATAGGATTGTTTTCTAAGTTTCCCGTAATGAAATCCCCGTTAATTTTTTGCTCGAAATTACCGAATACAGAACCGTAAGTGTTTTGGTTCGATAGATTTCTATTATCATCATCCTCTAAATCCGAAAACCTGATAAACTGCTTTTTAAATTTCGTAGTTGGGGAAATAATGCGTTCTTGTGAAAGGTCTAATTTTTGTGTCCAATCTTTTCTTTCTCCTAAACTTATGTAATCGCTCCACGGCATAACCGTAAGATTCTTGTTATTGGTTTCATCAGCTACAATTGCTAAATTAAACCTTTCAATAATATCCGTTAAGAAATCCTTTTGCGATATGTCGGGCATATTTGCAGGGGTATCACATACTCCCGCTAAAGAAGACGCACCAACTATTGTGCAATATGTTCCAACGGCTAACAGATTAACGCTATACCCAGTTGTTGTGTAGGCTAACGCCTTAACGTCAAGCGTTTCTCCCGCGACACCTGTAACGTTAAAGAGTAAAGTGTGGGTAGAGATAATCGCAGACCCTCCATTGTTTCCCGCTAAATCAATATTAGGGGAAAGAAAGGTTGAAGCAGACCCTAAAGAACCTTCTACAGCTAATTTAACCGTTGCTCCATTGGTTAGGGAAGCAGGACCAGTATCAAAGGTCGCGGTAAATACACCGTTATAAACGCCCGTATATGGAAAGACAAAAGTTCCCGTGACATTCCAATCATCGTTGACATCATATAAAGAAGGCGGGTTGCTTGAAGCCCCCGCACCCGATTGAGTAGGAAATAGAATAGATTGCCATGTATTTAAGCCTACCCCTAAACCTCCCCACGTTTGGATGTTTGTAGATGCGGTGTTGGCTACTTGGCTTTGGTGTAAGGTTGTTGTAGCCATACTTTCCCGATCCGTTCCTAACGTCATATAAGCTTTTGTAAAAGCATCACTTGTTAGGAAGGCGTTAGAAGTTAGCGTAAACCCTGCTACGTTTATTATCTTCTCAAATAACGCCTTCAATTGGATAGCGGGTTTTAAGTCTTGGGGTTGTAGAAAGTTACTTTCAGCTAACCCTTGATTTAAAAACCCGTTATTTTCTAACCAAATGAAGTTGTAATCACCGACATTTCCATAGTCTATAATAGGAAAGATTATGATACCATTACCCACGCCCCCTTGTGTTACGTCATTCGATAATGTCCAAGAGTCGATAACGTTAGCATCACTGACATTTACGTTATAAGACGTATCTAATACACCTCCATCATTAAAAGCGTCTATTAGTTTCTTCTCTTGTATCGCACGAAATAAACTCGCCTCATTCCCTAAGACGGCTATCTGATAAATCTGTTGTTCTAAGGAGCAACTAATAAGCTGAAGTGTCCCGCTAATAACAGGAACGCCGTCAACGTGAATACCGCAGTTTGTTTTGATGTCAGCATCAAATCCCGATTGGGAAGATGCACCTAAAGCTACATCCGTTTGGACATTGATATTGTAAAACTGACGAAAGAACTTATTGTTAGAAGAAGAAAAAGGAAGATTGAAAGATTGTGAATAAGGGCTATTCCTTCCAACTAAATCACCCGCTTTTCCTACTTCGTAATTTAAAGAAACCGACCCCGCGTTTTCAATATCTAAAAGGTATTGTTTATTGTTTCTTTGGTCGTAGGCAAATAGTTCTATCATCGTACCGTTGGTCTTTGTTTACCATATTCAAAAGATACTTGGTATGTAAACGCTCCCCCTTCGTTCAGGTTATTTTTACGTATCCAATTTTTATCCGTTAAAGTTATCGGGATAGCTGACCCGTCATAGTTAAGCAGTTGCACTTTTGGGGATAGCCAAAGGTTCTCTAAAAAAGCAACTTCGTCTTCGTTAAACAAATCCGTATTAGCTACCATCGTTTGCCGTGCTTCTATCTGAGTTGTAGTTACCCCACCTTCATCACCACGATAAGCAAATTGAACGCTTGTATTTGCTGTTTCCCAATTCCCTGCTACTTGGTCAAAGGTCTTGCGTTCTATATTGCTTGTGCTTCTCTGATGCTTTAAAGCGAACGCCTGGTAATCCCAAGCACCCAAAGAGTTCTGCCATGCTAAAGTTACATAGTTGTATTTGTTTGATCCGTTAAGGTTTCTATAAATACATGAAGCGGGTTTAACCGTAAAGCGATAGCATAGCGAAGCCATATTAGCAGTCGTTGCATTTGCAGGTAGAACACTACTATCCATAAAAAACACTTCGTAGTATGCTACGGTTCCCGCGTTAAAGTGTGTGGCAAATCCTGCATCTATTGTTTGAGCGGTTAAGTTTCTTGGTCCTATTCCTACGTATTGCAACCTTTCAAAGTCTTGGTCTGAATCAGCAGGAGCAGTTCCCCCGCTTGTTCCTGCAATAAACCAATTAGCATCGAGGACTGAATCGCTTGAATCAAATAACGATACAAAGCAATTAACCGCATCCGAAGCTACTGGGGAAGTGTCGTCCATAAGAACCCCTAAAGTGCGCCACTCAAAATTCGTTACGTCTTGATTTATTACACTAACATCAGATGCTGAAGTAGATGTGTATTCGGTAGATATTGGTCTATCGCTTAAAGCTTTTTTAGTGGAAGCGGTAGGGCAAAAGTCCGATAGGTAATCGCTACCCGTAGAAGTATAGTTACCACCTTCATCCCAAGTAGGAATCATTTGCATCCCTGCACTCATAACACAACTAACATACTCATTAGTGATAACATCAAGATATTCAGTTGGTGCGGTAGTGGCAGTAGTGGAATATTCTTGCCCGAAGTTTACTTTAATTTTTCGGTAGTTTGTACCGTCATTATTTACCCAAATTTTAGTCGTTGAGTTAGAACCTACAGTATGGATCGTATCGTTCACAAACCCTGCTGCCGAAGTAGAAGAATCACCCGTAGTTATAGCAACGTAATCCGCTATGATTTTATCTACTCTAAACACTCCCGCCCCCGCTCCATTTGGTTCGATTTTAATACGTGCTTGTAAAGTATAGGCATAGGGTGAGGATGTATTCTCTACGTAAATATCCGCTATGTATTTAAACTTAAAAAAAGTTCCCCCTGCTTGTTCCGTAGATGTTACTACAAAAGTTATCGGTTCAAATGCACCATGTACATAACCCGTACTTGGTCCATATTCTTTTGTCATACTCATTTCGCTTCTATATTTTTATTGAGTGTTAAACTTTCTTTAATCGCGTTGGCTATGTCTTGACCTAACGCTAACCCTAACCATTGCATCGCTTTCGGTTTAAGCCGTTTTAAGGTATCCGAAATAAAGAAAGAAGGCTTTAACCCTCTATGCCATATTGCGTTCGAAATAGCGTACACTAAGGACTTACGTGGGGTAAATCTACCTTGTGCATCGCGTGTTCCTTGTATGCCCTTTTGGATAACCCACTTATCAATCCCACCTCGTAAGCCTCGCGTTTTATTTGCACCAAATTTAAAAGGCGATTCAGACTGCCTTGCAAAGATATTTCTACTTGCCCCTTGTACTCCCTTATCTACAAACTCCCAGTAATCAACTTGAGGGGTTATGTTTACATAATATTCATTTGCATCTTCCCCTACAATAACGGGGATAGATTCATACAAAGCACCCGTGTTTACTTTGCCTTGCATACGTAAAGAGATACGCGCGTTCTTGCGCCACATCTTACCTATCTTTTCAAGTGTCTTGTTTAGATTAGTCATTGGGTATGTCTTACCCCCTATTTCTATCGTAGGTTTAGACATATGGTGCTATGCATAAGTCGTTAGAATTAGACACCTCAATAGAAAAAGAACCACTCCATCCCGTAAGCTCGTTATCGAATCGTGCCGTAAAAGGTGTACACGAAGCAGGTAAGTCAAACTTGTAGTCGTTATCTACCGTTGTGTTGCTATTCGCTAAAGATTGAATAAACTGGTCTAAGACATCGTGAAGTAGTTGAAGGGTATCTGAATACACTTGCGTTCTATTCTTTAGGTCGGGTAGGATCATATCCGCCACCAACAATTCAAGGTCGTATGTAAGCGTTCCGTTATCTATCGTTACCCCCATTATCTCGCAGTACAAAAGTGGATAATCGGGTTGTCCGAGTTTTGCAATATCAACCTGGTCTAAAGGTCCTGCATGAAACGATTGAAGGATTAAGTGCTTCTCTTCTATGTTTTCTAAAAGTTCTACTATCTGTTTGTATGATTTCATCGGTATTGGCTTACGTCAGGTGCTTTGTCTTTACGACTGTTATCTTGTTCATAAGATAAAAACGTAAAAGCCGATTCTATTTCAATTTCAGTTGCCGCCTCTATTTTCAACGGGTCACCCCCTGCAAGAAAATGGATCGTAGAATACCACCCCCACTTCTCAGCAATCAAATTACCTTCTCCTCCTCCACTAAAGAGTTGGCTAAATCTTTCGTTAATATCACGCCTATAGACAAAAAAAAATTGATTGCACCCATTACTACATCCATCTTTAAATCATCCCAGTAGGTGGGGTTGCCGTCACCTTTGTAGTCTTCTATCGTGTAGAAATCCCCTGCTTCGGTTTTAATAGGTCGGTAAAGGATGCTTATTATGTAACCTAAGTTCTCAAATAAACCTTGTGAGCAATACGTTTCTAAATCTGCAAACTCTCCTACCGTGAGCTTAGAAAGGTTCGGGTGAAAGCCATACCGCTTCCCTTTGTAATCTAATTTCGATACTAACTTTTCGTCTTGCCCGTCTGCGTCATTTATGCGGCTTATGATGCTGCTTATCTTTTCCATTTCAGGAATAGTCAGTTGGTTGGTTTCTTCTTTGGATAGGTTGCACATTATACAAATCGCCTCTACTATCCACTCGGTAGATTTCTCATCCAAGTTAAGTTCGGCTAAAAGTTTGTATTGCTTAACGGTTATGTCGGCAAGTGAATCGGGTACGGTTATTTTCATTTTGCGGTTTTTAAGGTGGTATTTACGGGTTTTACGGGGTTGTCAGTAAACACTGGTTATGCGATAAAGTATTTGCCTGAGTAAGAAGTTCCGATGCGGTTGATACATACATACCTGACTGCATCGATAATATGGTTGTTGTGGTCTATTGGTTTATTTAACTGCACCCCATTTCGGTCTACCTCCCATCGGTAATTGCGGAACTCCTTTTGTGCGTTTAAGGAATCCTTCAATACAAATATCTTGTGACGTTTCATTATGTCAATACCTAACCGAATTGAATCAGGTCCTTTCTTGGACGGTTTAACGTTATGCCCTAAGCGGTGCAGTTCTTCAATACTTTTAGGTTCGGCACTATCGCAAATGATGGGCGTTCTTTCTAAGTATAATTTGTCTAACTCTAAACTAATATCTCGGTTCGTTAATCCCGTCTTGTAAAGGTGTTCTTGAATGTATAAAGAATAGTCCTCACGCCATACCGAAACGATAGCGGTAGGATCGTTGGTAAACCCCCAGTCGCATCCGTATGCTACGAGCTTGGCACGTTCAGGGATAGCATCAGCGACTTGCCATTGTGGGAATATAGCTGACACGTTTACCCCTCGTTCACCAAGACCGTATATGCGCCAAAAGTTCTCATCCGTTTCTTTAAAGCGTTCTATCTCGTCTATAACGGATTGTTCTAAAAAAGGGTTATCTAAGTATGTGGTTTGAAAGAAGTCTACGTCTTCGCGTTCTAAGATATGGTCATAGATCCAATGATGCTCGTCCGATGGATTGTAGTCTATAAATATCCTTCCCGTTGTTCTAAGTAGTAATTGCCTCCAATCCTCCAGGCTGATTTCGTTACACTCGTTTACGTACAAAAGATTTCTTTTACGGCCTCTCAATTTGGAAGGCTGGTCGCAAGAAATGAATTCGATAAGGTTTCCAAATAGGTTATAGGTAGCATTGCTTTTATTGTGGTGTTCTTCATAGTAGTTCCCCCCTTCGGTAAGTATCTGCATAAAGTCACGCATAACCGATGAACGTAAAGCAGGGAAGGTTTTACGTACTATTGTAATGACAATACCTGCACCCCTATTCCTAAAACAAAGCTGAATTATCACCTGACAAAGTGAGAAGGTCTTTCCGCTACGCGAACCCCCTTGATGGACTTGTATTTTAGCCTTAGACTTTTTAGCTTGGTAGTATGTCGTAGGTTGCTTCACTCGTCATCGAACCACTTAAACGGCTTCGGTTCGTTTATCTCTATTTGTTGTTTCTCTACATAGCCCCTCCCTTTTCCTTTATTCTTCAAATAGAACTGCGAAGCCTTAATCTGAATCTTTTCGTCCTGGCTCATCATTAGATTATGATGTACTTCTTCGGCTACGTCTAAGTTTTCTTCTACTATGTCGTTTAATTGGTCTAAGTCTTTTTCTGCCCTATGCTTTACCGCTTGTCTTGTGTACGTAATATTGTACTTTAATTCTAACGCCCTTGCCGTCCTTGAATAAAGTGCTTTATTCTTTCTTAGTTCACTCCAAAACTCTGCATCCGATACTTTCATTTTGTCAAGTTTTGTAAAGTTATTTAAACTGCTTTCTTAGTGCCTCTAATACTATTGCGCCTATGTAAGTATCTGATTTCTTTAAGGATTCTAAAAGCTCTTTAGCAACATCATAATCTTCCATAATAAAGTCGATATTAATTCCCCTTAAAAAAGTGGGGGGTGCTTCTTCTTTTAATTCTTCTATTTCGGGTTCCCATACATCCAAACCCCAATCGGTAAGAGGTAACGTTTCCCATTCGTTTGCTAAGGCATCGTAATCCCAAGTTCCGTAGTGCGTGTTATCTTTAATCATAAACTCATCGCGCTTCGCTTGTGACCATTCTGACACATCTAAAACATGAAGCTCACGGTATCCCAAATCTTTATAAGCCAGTAACCGCATATTACCTGCAAGGGCATATCCATCAGCTACCACCAAAGGTTTAACCGATTGCATTTCGGGAAAGTCCGTTATGCTTTTCTTTAGTCTTTCAAAGGCTTCCTTCGTTATAGAACGTGGGTTGCTTGGATCTAACTTTATGGTTTCAATCTGAACCTTTTGCGTCTTCATCTTCTTGGTTTTTAATGGCACGTAAAACTTCTTCGAGGTAGTTGGCGAAGTCTTTATTCGCTACTGCTAAATCTCCTATGATATTCAAAGACGAATTGTTTTGGTAGTCCACAAATATCTTATCTTTTACTACCGTGAAAATTAGGTAGTCTTGCGCATTGGTTAAATGCTTCTTTGCTTCGCGCATATCTTTTCTATTACTCATACCCTTGTAAATTCTTGCCACGTATGACGAAAGTCTGCATCGTATTCGAGTAGCGTTTTACACTTTTGTTTCTGATACACCACCGTAGAATAGTGTCTATTCATTTGTTCCCCTGCTGCTTCCGTAGTCCACCCGTGAGCAACTAAGTATTTAGAAACACACTTTCGCGCATCGGATAACCTCCTTTTACGGTCTTTAGATT